GGACCCCTTCAGCTTTACCCCCTGTCATACCCTCGTCCTCTATACCAACCACCTCCCCCGTGTATCCGCTTCCGATGACGGAATCTGGCGCAGACTCATTGTTATTCCCTTCAATGCAAAAATCGAAGGCAGAAGCGACATTAAGAACTTCGGCGATTACCTTTATAACAACGCAGGCGAAAGTATCCTCGCTTGGATTATCGAGGGCGCAAAAAAAGTCATCGATGCGAACTACAAGGTGAAACTCCCCAAGTGCGTGGAAACGGCAATTGCGGAATATCGCAATCAGAACGACTGGTTTACCCACTTCCTCGAAGACAAGTGCGAAGTCGACCCTACCTATCGTGAAGGCTCGAACAACCTCTATCAGGCATACCGCAACTACTGCCAGGATACCAACGAGTATGTTCGCTCTACCACAGACTTCTATTTTGCTCTTGAGAAGGCAGGTTTTACAAGAGTAAACGTTGGAGGTCGCAAGTCCATAAAGGGTCTTAGGCTCAAGTTGGATGACGGCGATTTTGAGGACTTCTTGCAATGATTTTTACCCAAAAGTGGCGGTCGACGATAGTCAATTACAGAACTTTTCTATAGAGCAAAAAAATTTGATATAAGAAAAGTTTAGTAAACGACTATCAACGACCGCAACTTGACAACCAAAAAGCCTTATGGAGCAAGGAAAAAATGAGAGAAAAGACCATAGAACAAAAACTTAAAACTGATGCAAAGAAACGTGGCGGTTTGGCTCTTAAGTTTGTAAGTCCCAACTTTGACGGGATGCCAGACCGAATCGTACTTTTGCCGGATGGGCATATCGGCTTTGTCGAGGTCAAAGCACCGGGCAAGGAACCTCGCCCCAAACAACGTGCAAGGCATTCTTTACTAATGCGCCTTGGCTTCAAAGTCTATGTCCTTGATGATATTTCGCAGATCGGAGGAATTCTTGATGAAATACAAACCTCATAACTACCAAACCTACGCTACCAACTTCATTCTGGAACACCCCGAAGCTGCGGTGTTCTTGGATATGGGTCTTGGAAAAAGCGTTATAACTCTGACCGCCATCCGTGAGCTTTGCCTTAACCGCTTTGAGGTGGGAAAGGTACTCGTTATTGCTCCGCTCCGAGTTGCCCGGGACACATGGTCGACAGAGATACACAAGTGGGACCATCTCAAGGGGCTTACTTACTCTATCGTCATCGGTACTGTTGACGAACGCAAATCCGCGCTGAAGAAAAAGGCGCATATTTATCTTATTAACCGGGAGAACGTTTCCTGGCTTATCGAAGAGAGCGGTTTTTCCTTCGACTTCGATATGGTGGTCATTGATGAGCTTTCTTCCTTTAAGTCTTACCAGGCAAAGAGGTTCAGAAGCCTTCTCAAAGTCCGCCCCAAGGTAAAACGCATCGTAGGGCTGACGGGAACTCCCTCCTCCAACGGACTTATGGATTTATGGGCAGAATTCCGTGTCCTCGACCTTGGAAAACGCCTCGGTCGCTTTATAACCCACTACCGCAACACCTACTTTCAACCCGACAAGCGCAACGGAATGGTCATCTATTCCTATAAGCCGCTCCCCGGCGCAGAGGATTCCATATATGAGCAGATTTCCGATATGACAATTTCAATGAAAGCGGTTGACCACCTCAATATGCCGGAATGCGTTTTTAACGAGGTGTCCGTTTCCCTCTCAAAGGAGGAAAGGTCGAAATATGACACCCTCCGTGATGACCTTATCCTCTCTATCGGCGAAAGCGAAATCGATGCCGCCAACGCAGCATCCCTTTCAAACAAGCTATCGCAGATGGCGAACGGAGCTGTTTACGGATCTGATCAGAGCGTAATAAAAATACACGACCACAAGCTCGATGCGCTTGAAGACCTCATCGAATCGGCAAACGGCAAACCGGTTCTGGTGGCATATTGGTTCAAACACGACCTTGAGCGCATAAAGGCAAGGTTCAAAGTGCGAGAAATCAAGACCTCAAAGGACATCACCGATTGGAATGACGGAAAAATCCCCGTTGCCGTTATCCATCCCGCCTCTGCCGGACACGGACTCAATCTCCAAGCGGGTGGTTCGACCCTTATATGGTTTGGGCTTACCTGGAGCTTGGAATTATACCAACAAACCAACGCACGTCTTTGGAGACAAGGGCAAAAATCGGCTACTGTGGTTATCCACCACATTGTAACCGAGGATACCATTGACGAGCTTATTTTGAAAGCCCTTCATAAAAAAGAAAAATCGCAAAACGCCCTTATTGATGCAGTAAGGGTTACGCTGAAAGGAGCATAATTTGAAGCATTTTGACCCTTATGAAAATCTCGCAAACGCCATTATAATTCAAGCTTGTAAAGACTTCAGACGAGCCTATAAACGCTATCTTCGCCGCTATCGTAGTAGCGATAAACCCGATACCGAGCTTCTGGAACTTGAAAGTTTCTTCCGCTCCGATTGGTACAAAACCCTTACATCTGTTGACGGCGAATATTTGATGGACAGAATCAAAAAGGAGGTTTCCGCATGACAGCAAAAGAATATCTCGGTCAAGCATACAGACTCGACCAAAGAATCAACGCCGATCTTGAGGAGGTTGCAAGACTCCGTGAAATGGCAAACAGTATCTCTTCCCCTTCTTGGGAAGAAAAGCCTGGTGGCACACGCCCCACAGAACCGCATTGGGTAAGGTGCATTTATAAAATCATCGATTTGGAACGCCATATTGACGAGGAAGTTGACAAGCTCGTGGAGCTTAAGAAGCAAATCCGTGGGGTCATTGATGCAGTCCCCGACAAGGATGAACAGACAGTTCTCCGCTATCGTTGCCTCCTCAATTACACCTTCGAGAAAATCGGTGACCTTATGTGCGCCGACAAAACAACCGCAATCCGGTGGTATCACAAAGCCCTCAACCACGTGGTAGTTCCCGAAGATGCTATTACCATTTGAAAGTTGCACCAAATACCACCAAATGCACCAAGCAATATATGTTATACTTATAATGCGAAAGAATAAAACGAAAGCCTGTGTGGTAGCCAACCCATACGGGCTTTTGTTATTGCACGGAAAGGAGGCAAGCCCTTATGCCTACAAAGCCCAAGAAGCCGTGCGGTTTTCCCGGTTGCCCCCAACTCACCCACGACCGGTACTGCGAGGAACACACCAAGGTGATGAACGCCCGGTACAACAAGTACGAGCGCACCTATGATACCTCGGAAAGGTATGGTGCGGAGTGGCGGCGCATTCGTAACAGATACATCCAAGCCCACCCCCTCTGCGAGGAATGCTTGAAGCAAGAGCGTTTGACCCCCTCAAAAGAAGTTCATCATATCCTTCCCCTTGAAAAAGGTGGCACTCACGATGAACATAATTTGATGGCTCTTTGCAAGCCGTGTCACTCACGAATAACCGCTGAATCAGGAGACCGTTGGCACGACCGCTGAAAGACCCCCGGGGGCGGTCAAAATCTCTACAGCTTTTATTTTTGACAGCGGGCTGGGGCTCCCGTGTGCAAAAATCCGAAAACAAACGGGGTATTAACCCCAGGAGGTGAAATCGTGGCAAAAGACGGCACGATGCGAGGCGGTCCCCGCCCCGGTCAAGGCAGACCGAGGAAGGCTCTCGCAGACAAAATCAATGACGGAACTGCGGACGGCGCACTTGTGTTGCCTGCCCCCGCGGAATTTACGGGTGAAGATGTACCGCCCGTTAAAGAATACCTCAAGGCGCAGCAGAAAAACGGAAAAGGCTTTTGCGCCGAAGACGTCTATAAAGAGGTTTACCTTTGGCTCAAGGCTCGAAGCTGCGAGAAGTTGGTGAGCGGACAGCTCATTGAACAGTACGCAATGACGGTTTCACGTTGGGTTCAATGCGAGGAAGCAATCTCCGAGTTTGGCTTCCTTGCCAAGCACCCCACTACCGGAAACGCTATCGCTTCTCCTTATGTTTCTATGAGCCAACAGTACATGAAACAATCCAATCAAATCTGGTATCAAATCTACCAGGTCGTAAAGGAAAACTGCTCGGTCGATTTCGGCGGTACAAGCCCCCACGACGATATGATGGAAAAACTACTCGCCTCAAGGCGTAAATAAGGAGTAAAGAATGAGACTTTTTTCTACAGAACAAATCAGTAAATATCACCCCGACAAGTATGCCGACCAAATCTCGGATGCGATTCTTACCGAATGCCTCTCCCAAGACAAGAACAGCCATTGCGGCATTGAAACAATGGTAAAGGATAATGTAGTAATCCTCGGCGGTGAAATCACCACCAACGCCAAAGTTGACTACATCGATATCGTTCGGAGGGTCGCAAACAAGCTCGGATATACTGTTGATTCGGTTATCAACCTTATTGGAAAGCAGTCCCACGAAATCAACGAGGCTGTAACTTCCGATACAAAGATTGGCGCAGGCGACCAGGGCATTATGTTCGGCTACGCCACAGCGGAAACCGAGAGTAAGCTCCCCTTCGGCTTTGACCTTGCTAATCGAATCATCAAAGCTATCGAAAAGGACATCGAGACCAATCCCAACTGTCTCTTTAAGGGCGATGCCAAAACCCAAGTGACAGTTGACCTTGATGCGGAGCCCTCTTTCGCTTCGGTAAAAACGATTGTCGTTTCCGTTTGCCACAAAGATATGGCGAACCTTGACGATGTGAAGGCTTCCGTTACAAAACTTATCCAGGGCATCTTCGGTGAAAACGAACTGCCGGAACTTATCATCAATCCGTCCGGCTCTTGGACTCTCGGCGGCCCCACCGCAGATTGCGGACTCACCGGTCGCAAAATCGTATGCGATCAGTACGGCGGTTACTGTGCTGTAGGTGGCGGTGCCTTCTCTGGTAAAGACCCCACCAAGGTTGACCGCTCTGCTTCGTATATGGCAAGATACCTCGCTTGCAAACTTCTCGATCTCTACGAACTCAAGTGGTGTGAGGTTCAGCTTGGCTATGCCATTGGTATTGCAGAACCCGTATCCATTGTCGTTAAAAACGATAAAAACATCCCTCTGGAAGATTACGTTCGTGAGAACTACGACCTTACTCCTCTTGGCATCATAGAAAAGCTCGCTTTGATTGACCGCGACTATGAGGTTCTCGCAGAAGGATGCCATTATAGGGAGGCAATCATATGAGCAAAAGAA